CTACTAAAGCACCACCAACAGCCATACCAGCTAAAGCCGCTGTTGCGGTAAGAATACCACCGCGCATAGCTCCTAATTTACCTGTTACACCTTCAATAGCGGAACCCAACTGTGTACCACCTAGTGAAGCATTCATTTGATCTTTGAAATCAGAAAATGCTTTACCCATTTTTCCGGTAGATTCTTTGGCTTTCCGTTCAGCTTGAGTAATTGGACCCACAAACTGACCAATTTGAGCTACCAAATCTAGGGTTAAACGCCCTAATGAACCAGATGCCATAGTTTTCTCCAGACAATAAAAAACCGGCCTTTAAGCCGGTTCTATGTTTTTCAAGTTTCTATCAAAGGTGAAAATCACAGATTATTTTTGATATTTTCAAACAACTGATTTTCTAAAACACCTTTAGACACGCAAGTTAAATTCATATCTTGATCAGATGCGCCAACACGATATTCAGCAGTTGGATTACCCTTAATTGTCAAAGAATTATCATCGACAATAATGTTATATGAAAATTTTGAATTAGTACGATTATCTCTTAAATAGTCTAATCCCATAGTTTTACCACAGTCCGCTAAATCTGGATTTAAACGAAGTGTTTTAGGTACTGTAGTAATAATGCCTGTACTAGCATCAATGTTTTGAATTTGCTCACCATTCAAAGCTAAAGTTTTTTGAACGGCTTTTAATAAGTCACCTTTTTTTGCATGAATTGGCTGCTTAATTAAGTTGTTTGCTTGTAAAATTTCTGGAGGCGTATAGGTGGCCGCACAACCTGTAATTATTAAACCCATCAAACTTACAACTAAAAAATTTCTCATGATTTTCACCATTTGTTATAAACTTGGTTAATCTATCAAACAGAACAAATAATGTCACATGTAAGACCATCTTTTAGATGGTCTAAACTTAAATTAAGATTGATAATTTTGCATTGCTTCTTCAAAACTTATTTCTGGCGCATCAGTATGAGGCATAAAGTCATATATATCTTCAACTTTGAAATCATTAGCTTTTGCATACATAAATTTGAGTTCAGCTAAAACTTGTTCAAATCTGAGACCTATGTTGAGGCTTCCCCGGCGATGTCTGTACTGTTTCCAGAAGAGAAATTCTCGGTAACTGAGTTTCGTTTTTGCTTCTGCGATTGTCGAGCCCGCGATGCCGTTTTGGACGAGTTCCGCCCAGATTTCAAGTTCGTTGAACTCTTCTTCTGTGTACTCGACTTTCCCAAGAAGTTTTTTTCAAGAATTTTTTGCCAAATTGCATCAATTAAGTGTTTATTGAATTTTGCACGCACTTGTTCTTCTGTAAAGACTCGCTCACCATCTTCAGTAACAATACAATCAGCCAAAATTGAAGCTAAGCCCTCACGACCCTCAGTATTAGCATTCATTTGAGCTTTGGCCGTTTCATAGTCCATAATTTTAATATAAGTTTCAAATGAGCAAGGCTTTCCCTCAACAACAATATCAACTTGGATTAACTCAGGTTTTCCGACTAGAACACCTGCTAAAATATCGTCTACACTCAGTTTATTCATTTTTCAAATTCCAAAAAATTAGCCCCTATTGGGGCTATGGCTTGAAGATTAAGGGTTAATAGTTTCCGGAATCCAATCGACTGCCGTATTGCGTTGAATTGTCACGGTACTCTTTACGACAGTATTTGCTTCAACATCCATAGGAAATGTATCAACATAACCTTTGAACATATTCCAGCTACGGCCTTCTGGCAAAGTTACTTCACCAGTTTGTGCATCAATGGTAGGAACAAGATTTTTAACACTGCCCTTTGTTTTACCTGCCCAGCCAACAATCCATGATACGGCTTTACCCGATTTTTCAAGATTATATAAACGAACATGAGATGGTTTTTGAGGATCAGCATTTACATCAAATGTTGATTGACCAGGGTCTTTTAAACCACCACCATCCAAATAAGTTTTGTTTTCCTCTTGTTTTAAGCATGTTGTTTCAATTCGGTCTTTTGAATCTGTACCAGGCTTAAAATTTAGAGGACAATCAACTTCGACAAGTTCAAAAGTACCAGGTGTACTTGGTACCTCATCAACAAACCAGACTCCAGTGCCTTGCGTGCGACGCGCCATAATATTTTCTCCATAAAAAAACCGCCTTTTGGCGGTCTTAGAATTTAAGGTTCTTCATACCATCGGCTATCAATCCGAATTCGGTATAAATTGGTATCTGGGTCGCGCTCGACTCCAGTATAACTTTCGATGTAACAATCTGGTTCAATACTTGTTCTTAAAAGCTTGGCAATTTGACGAACTGAAGCTTTGCTATCAGCATAAATATCAATTTGTGCAAATATTGAATCCATATCAGAAGGCTCAGACAAATATTGTTCAGCATCAGCATTAATAATTTGCCAGCAAACATATGGAGCACCATTTGTATTATTTGCATCAAACTCTGCTACTTTTAATCCAACTTCATCTGTTAAAAGCCGTACAAGTTCAGAATTTTTTTCACATATTTCATATAATGGGATAATCAACATTAATTTATGTCCCCCAAAATATCTTTTTTAAGGCTAGCAGTTACAGCAGCAGTAGCATTATCGATATTTGATTCTAAAGCTGGGCGCATATAAGGTTGGGCTTTAGTCTTTGCAGTTCCAAATTCAACTAACCAAAAGTGTCGGGTATCATTTACTAATGGTGTGTAGTGAGGGTTAGGTTGACGTTTTTTACCTTTGCGCTGAACCTTTTTGTTCTTTCTCCAAAATTGACCGCCATCCTTAACTCCGATCCGAACCTTCACAGAATTTTTATCTGGAGTTTTTCCTGCACGAATAACAATATTTTTAGAAATATCTGCTCTAGTCTTAGGATCATTAATTTTTTGGGCTTTTTCTTTTGCAGATTTTTGAACTATTTTAGCTCCCTCTCGCAAAGCCTTTTTCACGTGCTTTTTTTGAACATTTTTTGCCATTTCATCTAGTTTTTTTAGCGCTTCTTCAAGCCCTTCTAATTGGAATCCTGCCATTTATAGACCCCCTGTTCACAGGCTAATGTCAAATATTCATTTCCAGATTTCTTATCTCGCAATGGACTAATAATTCGGTAATAAAATCCATCACAGACTAAGCGACATACTGACCAATCAGTCCCAGGTAAAACATCAGACTGCCGAATAAGAATGCGACAAGCTACAGCAGATTGTTCTTTACTAGCAGCAATCAAATCACGTACTGATAAATCAGTGATATGACCATATATAGGAAAAATTGTTGTCCAAATCTCTTCACGGTCACCAGATTTATCACGGGTAACTTCAATAAGTTTCTGCTGGACTTCAATATATTGATTTAAGTTGCCGGATTGCATGAATCACCCCCTTGCACCAACCAAGCTTGATAAGCAACTTCCATTGCAAAAACTTGATATTCACCGTTGTCACGAATAAAGAGACGCTCACCGTGAATGTAAATTAATTTGATATAAAACGGCTAGGCTTTAATCCAGGCTTCAAATTTTTCATGCATGGTTAAACCCCCATCTTTCGATAAGGAAACATTAACCGCTCACACGCTATATTCACGAAAAGAGCTGCATCGGTCTGAGCCGCTCGGTTTTGATACATATCTCCGATAATTAATAAGGCTGCAAAAACTAAATCTTCAGGTAATTCACCAGGTGGAATACCCCACTTTTCTTGTACGTCCTCAAAACTTCTATCAATAAAGTTATTCACTGCTTTTAAAGCCGCTTTGATCAGTAACTCAATGTATGAATCATCACGTGCATGCAAAACACGTAAGTGAGATTTCGCTAAATCAAGCGTTATGTAGTCACTCATAAAAACGTCCTAAAAATGAAGAAAATTGCAGTTTTCTGATTAAAAGCCCAAATTTTTGCTTAAACAATAAAAAAAGCAGCTCTGAAGCTGCTTTCTTATAATTAGAGACTTAATAAAATATATAATTTACTTAGTTGTAAATATTAAGAACTTCCACCAGCTGGAGGTGTTGCTGTAGTTGGCAAATCACCACCAGCACAAGCATCTGGAATTGCCACACCACAACAAGCACGCATTTCAGCACGGACAGTACATAAGTTTTTAACGAAGTTATCGCCATCTTCTGTTGATAACTCAACAGCAACATCTTCACGAATGAAGGCAGAGACACCTAATGTAAGGTTACCAACCCAATATTTACCGGAAGTCATTGCAGCAGACAGAATAACTGGCAAACCCCATAAAACTGGCTGGACCGCTGCACCTGGGGAACCAAAGATATAGTGACCATCAGTACCTTTGATACGTTCAATTGCACCCCAATCTTCAGGGTTCAAAATAATGGCTTCAGGTAAGAGACCAGTAGAAGCAGCTTTATACTTAGCGCGGTTAATCACATCAATTGCAGTATCATCTGCTCCAGGTGTGATAACTTCAAATTGATTTGTTTCAATCAAACCAATAAATGAACGCGCTCCAGAAGTAACACCATCACCCACAACAATTTTTGCTTCTAGTTTTAAGCGAACACCATAAGCAAGACGACCTTCAATATAAGCCGCTAAAGTAGGCATATCTGAAATAAGCTGGATTGAAATTTTAATCCAGTGGGCAATTGTCCCAACCTTTAAGTCAACAACACCAAAGGTTAAGTTTGATTCTGGTTTTGTCTGACCTTCAGGAACTAGATCAGCCATGATTTCATAAGCTGATTCACGTAACAAAGGCACCAGTTCAGCAGTGACTGGAGTAAAACTAATCCAATCAAGTAAAGTTAAGGCACGCTCAACAGTACGCCCTAAATCATTAGCAGCAAACTGAGCTGTTGCTCCAAGCCCTGTTAATGTAACGATGTTACGGGCATTCAAATCATTAAATTGGAATTTACCCTTAGATCGTTGAATTGAGGATGCTTGATCAAGAATCGCTTTATTTCGAATAAGAACAGAAGCAACTGAATTAGGGTCAATTCCACGCTCGTTGACACCATCAACTAATTTTTGCTGTAATTCAGATAACTCCCCCGCTAGTTTATTGACTTCTTTAGCACGGGATTCAAGGTCTTCTTTAATATTATCGGGGATACCCTCAACTTTTTTGAGACCATCTTGATAACGAGTAATTAAGCTATCAAGTGTAGTCATTCGAACATTAAGCTGTTTAGCCATTTCTTCAATTTGTGTTAGTGATGCAGAAGCATCACGTGCCATCAAAACATTGAAAGGCGTACCGATTGGGAATTTTTGATATGCAGTCATAATTTTATCCTATGCGTAAAAAAACCCGCTTTCGCGGGTCATATTTGAAAAAGGGTTTTTAAACTTAGTAATTGTCTAAAAA